GTTAGAAGAAATGGCTCGTACATCTAATGTATTTAAAATAAGCCAAGAAGCTGATTTAAAGCAAGTTCTTCAATTTATGCAACGTGTAAATGACGTTCTTAAAACATATAAATCACCAGGACAAAAGCGCCCTAAAAAGCGTTTTACCCCGGAAGAAATGAAAGCCCTAGCTACAGCAATGCTTAAGCCTGAGGGCTTTACTTCTAAGGACATAATTGCTGCTACTTCATATAATAGCCCAGCTCAAGCAAATAAGTTCTTAAAAGCGCTTGAAATGAAAGGTTTAATTACATTAACTTCTCAGCTTAAAAAATCAATGGAACCAACTCGTGATCCAAATGCCCCTGAAACTAGAGGTAGAAAGAGAAGAGACGCAGAATTTGATATGTCAGACGATCCAATGGCTGACTTAGATGCCTTAGGCTTAGGAGGCAGCATTGATCTAAGCGACCCATTAGCAGAAAACAACAACACTATGAGTGAATTAGAAAAATACATTAAAAAAGTAATCAAAGAAGCTAAAAATCCATTAGCTAAAAAGATGAAAGAAATTGAAACTCAAGGACGCAGAGCAGCCCTTGAAACTAAACTTGCAGCAATTGATGAAATGATCGAAGAAACACAAGGTCGTTTGACTCGTATTGATGAAGATAATGAGTTTAGAGACATGATGGATAAAAATGCTGTTAAAGAAGTTCGTAAGCAACTTAAAGAACTTGAAAGAGCTAAAGCTAAACTCCAGAAAGAATACGGTAAAATGGGTAATAAATTGCCCAAAAACTATGATGAAGATGGAGGTAAAAAAGTAATGGATGAAGATATTCCAGTTGAAGAAGATGCTATTGATGAAGAAGCATTTGAACTTAATGAATCAGCTAAGCGCATGCAAAAATTAGCTAATATAGTAAAAGGCTAACTTAACTAAATATAAGAATTAAGGGGACTTCGGTCCCCTTTCTTTTTAGCTACGTATATACGATGGCAGACATTAAAGCAATTATAAAGCAGGAATTTGTCAAATCAGCAAGCGATCCTGTTTATTTTATGAAAAAATATTGTTGGATTCAACACCCAACAAGAGGTAGAACACAGTTTAACCTATACCCATTCCAAGAAAAAGTATTAGGACTACTAAATAAACACGATAAGTCAGTAATCCTAAAATCAAGACAGCTTGGTATTTCGACACTCTCAGCAGGTATAGCTCTACACATGATGTTATTCCAAAAGGATAAAAACATCCTTGTAATTGCAACAAAACAAGAAACAGCTAAAAACCTAGTAACTAAAGTACGATTTATGTATGATCAGTTACCTAGTTGGTTAAAACTACCAACAGTAGAAAATAACCGATTATCGCTGCGACTTAAAAACGGATCTCAAATTAAGGCAGTATCCGCAGCAGGCGATGCTGGTAGATCAGAAGCAATTTCGCTTCTAGTAATTGACGAGGCTGCATTTATTGAAGAAAATAGAATTGAAGAAATTTGGGGTTCAGCACAGCAAACACTTGCAACTGGTGGTAGAGCAATTATATTATCTACACCTAATGGTACTGGTAACTGGTTCCATAGACAATGGATTAAAGCACAGGACGGTACAAGCGGTTTTACACCTATTAGATTACCTTGGACTGTACACCCTGAAAGAAACCAAGAATGGAGAGATAGACAAGATGATGAATTAGGGGATAGAATGGCGGCACAAGAATGTGATTGTGACTTTACAACCTCTGGTGATACAGTATTTCCTCCTGAAATATTAAATCATATAGAAGCTACAATGCTAAAAGATCCACTAGAAAAACGTGGTATGAATAGTAGTTTATGGGTTTGGGAATACCCAGACTATACAAGACAATATATGGTTGTAGCTGATGTAGCAAGGGGTGACTCTAAAGACTATTCAGCATTTCATATTATAGATATTGAAAATTGTACCCAAGTGGCTGAATTTAAAGACCAAGTACCAACTAAAGATTTTGGTAGGATATTATATAATATAGCAACTGAGTATAATAAAGCATTACTTGTAATTGAAAATGCAAATATTGGATGGGCTGCTATACAAGAAGTAATTGATATGGGTTATGAAAACCTATATTATAGTCCTAAAGATGAAAAATTTACTCGCGATGCTGAAGCATATATTGCTAAAGGGTATGATTTAATAGATAAATCTAAAATGGTACCTGGTTTTACTATGTCACTTAGAACAAGACCATTAACCATTGCTAAATTAGATGCGTACGTTAAAGAACAAAGTATACAGATTCAATCAAGACGTACATTAGATGAACTAAGAACCTTTGTTTGGAAAAATGGACGACCAGAAGCCCAAACAGGGTATAATGATGACCTAATTATGTCTATAGCTACTGCATGTTATGTGCGAGATACTGCATTAAAATTTGCCCAACATGGGGTTGATTTAACTAGAGCTATGCTTGCAAATACTACAAAATCCACTTATAACCCATTTTTTACTTCTACTCAAATGAATAATCCTAAGGATGCATATAAAATGAAAGTAAATGGAAAAGATGAAGATTTGTCTTGGCTTTTAGGTTAAATATTTATACACACAAAATAAACCATTAATATGGCAGATACTAGCTTATTTACACGATTACGAAGGTTATTTTCTAACGATGTTATTATTAGAAACGTAGGAGGAAAACAACTCAAAGTAATGGATGTTGATCGCATCCAAAAATATGGTAACTTAGAATCTAATTCATTATATGATAGATTTACAAGATTACATAGACCTGTAGGATCTTCTTTACAATATAATCCTACACTTAACTACTCATCTATGCGTCTTCAGCTTTATAGCGACTATGAAGCGATGGATTATGATTCACTTATTGCACCCGCATTAGATATTATTTCGGAAGAAGCAACTCTTAAAAATGAATATGGTGATGTATTAACTATTAAATCATCTAATGAAAATGTTAAGCGTGTACTCCATAACTTATTTTATGATGTATTAAATGTTGAATTTAATTTACCTTCCTGGGTTCGTCAAATGTGTAAGTATGGCGATTTTTATCTACATCTTCAAATTTCAGAAAAGTTTGGTGTCTATAATGCTTTACCTCTTTCGGTATATCAAGTAGTTAGAGAAGAGGGAACCGATCCTGAAAACCCAAATTATGTCCAATATATATTAGACCCTAATGGATTATCACAATCTAACACATATAGTGCTAGAAGAAGTGATCAGATGAAATTAGAAAATTATGAAGTAGCTCACTTTAGATTATTATCAGATGCTGCATATCTTCCTTATGGTAGGTCTTATCTTGAACCTGCTCGTAAAGTATTTAAACAACTTATATTGATGGAGGATGCGATGCTTATCCATAGAATTATGCGCGCACCAGAAAAAAGAATATTCTATATGAATGTAGGCGGTATTCCACCTAATGAAATCGATTCATTTATGGAAAAGACAGTTGCTAGAATGAAAAAAACACCTTATATAGATCAATCTTCTGGAGACTATAATTTAAAGTTTAACATCCAAAACATGACGGAAGATTTTTATATCCCCGTTAGAGGTAATGATGCATCAACTAAAATTGAAACTACTAAAGGATTAGATTATGATGGTACAACTGATATCGAGTACTTAAAGAATCGAATGTTAGCAGCCCTAAAAATACCTAAAGCATTCTTAGGATATGATGAAAATCTTGAAGGCAAATCTACATTAGCTGCTATGGATATTCGTTTTGCCCGTACAATAGAACGTTTACAAAGAACTATAGTATCCGAATTACATAAAATTGCACTAGTACACTTATATACTCAAGGATTTACTGATTCTGATTTAGTAGATTTTGAGTTAGAACTAACAGGTCCTTCAATTGTATTTGAACAAGAAAAAACTCAATTATATACTGAAAAAGTAGCCTTAGCTAACTCTATCACGGACAAAAAAATATTATCTACTGATTTTGTTTATAAAAACATATTTAATTTATCTGATAAAGAAATAGAACATGAGCGTAATAGAGCTTTAGATGATGCTGCCCATATTTTTAGACTTAATCAGATAGAAAATGAGGGTAATGATCCTATAGAGTCAGGAGAATCATATGGGACCCCTCATGATTTAGCTAATTTATATTCTACTAAAAGAGACAAAACTATTAAAGATGTTCCTGATGGTTATGACGAAGAAAAACCAGGTAGACCTGCTTTAAAGTTTAGTAGGTATGATACTGACCAAGCTAATATGGGAAGAGATCCTTTAGGTAAAGCCGGGCTAACCGCAGACGATACTCCTAGTAGAACAAATGATGTTTCCACATTTGCTTTAGAAGAAAATTCTAGGATTCTTAAAAAACTGTCTTTAACTAGGTTAAATGGGAAAAAGGTATTAACTGAAACTAATAAAAATTCTTTATTAGATGAGGAAAATATAATAAATGAGTAATCTTCAGGACTCCCTACATATTTATATAGGAATAAAATAATTCATGCATGAAACCTAAGCACTCCAAGTACAAAAATACTGGGATATTATTTGAATTGCTTACTAGGCAAATAACTTCAGAGACTATTTCTAATAGTAGCCCTAAAGCCGTAGGTATCCTTAGAAAATTTTTTAGTAATAATTCTACTTTACTAAAAGAATATCAAATATATCACGCTCTATTAAATAAAAAGTTTGATAAAGAAGCAAATGCTACCGTATTATTAGAAACATTAATAGGTGCTCATAATAAACTTAATAAATCTGTCTTAAGGAGAGAAAGATATAATCTTGTTAGAGAAATTAAAGATACCTATAATATAGAAGACTTCTTTAAAGCTAAAATTAATGATTATAAGGTATATGCAAGTGTTTACAATTTATTAGAAAACCAAACAGCTAATCCCTTACATATAGTTGATTCTAAAGTCATTATTTTGGAACATATCACAGGTAAAGGACTTCCAAATAAACCTAAAAAAGATATGGTTATGGAAGAATATGAAAAGTTTGATAAAGAAACTAGAGCCCTTACTTACAAGATGTTAATGGAAAAGTTTAATGAAAAATATTCTAGATTAAGTAATAGTCAAAGAAGATTATTAAAAGAATATGTTTATAATATTTCTAATAGTCCAAAATTAAAGCGTTTTATTAATGGGGAAATTAATAAAGTAAAGGCTGAAATTAAAGAATTATCTAAAAATACAGATAAAGTTACTCAAATTAAATTAAATGAAGTAGTAGGTTTAATAAAACCTCTTTGTAAGAAATCATCTGTTCATGATGATAATGTAGTTAACCTTTTAAATTATTACGAGTTGGTTAACGAATTAAAATCATTATAATGAAAATAGATGAACTTCGAAATATTATCCGCGAACTTATTAAATCGGAGTTAGAAGAAGCAAGCACATTAGGGACTGCAGCTTCTGTTACTACAGGTGAAAGTGGTGTAGGTCCTTATGCTATACCCGGTGCCTTTAAGAAAAAAAGAAGAAAAAAACGTTAAAAATTATAGTTATGCCAAGAAAGATTAGTGCCTTTGATTTTAATAAAAAAGACAATAAAGTAAATAGACCTGGTATCCATGCTAAAACTAAGCATAGTAACCATAAAAATTCTAAAAACTATAGAAAACTAAATAGAGGACAAGGAAGATGAAACAATTACTTATAGAACATATGCCGTTTAAAGTAGATAAGCTTTTAGTTGAGCAATCTATTAGAGAAAATAAACCCCTTAGAGTAGGCGGTGTTATTCAAAGAGCCGGTGTTAAAAATCATAACGGCAGAATCTATGAGCAAGAAATTCTTGAAAGAGAAATTAAAAAATATATTGATGGTCCAGTTAGAGAAAAAAGAGCTTTAGGCGAATTAGACCACCCTGAATCTTCAGTTATTAACTTAAATAATGTATCCCATAATATAGTAGAAGTTACTATGAAAGGAAACGATGTACATGGTGTAGTTGAAATACTAACTACCCCTTCTGGTAACATTCTCAAAGAATTATTTCGTTGTGGTGTTACAGTAGGAATATCCTCTAGAGGTATGGGTTCAGTACAGGAAAATTCTGATGGTATATTAATGGTACAAGAAGATTTTGATCTTTTGTGTTTTGATTTTGTATCAACACCTTCTACTCCTGGTGCTTACATGACTCCTATGAATGAAGGAGTAAACACCCCCATTACAGACTATACTAAAGTTAACAATGTTATTAGAGATATTATCTGTGATAACACCGGAATGTGTAAGTGTTAATCTTTACCAAAGAACCCCTTAATAAAGCTGTAAATAAAGATAGCCGACGCTAAAGGCCATCCTAACACAACCCAAAATCTATCTGACCATTCCATAGGGTATCCAGCTTTTTCAATAGCTCTCTCAAGTAAAGCTGCTATTATAACCCCGATTAAAAAATAAGTACATACTGTTTGAAAATTAGTAATATCTTCAATAAATGCTATTGCTAGTGCTTCAAATGGATTCATAATATAAATAGTTTTCCCTAAAGATACGAAAAAATTTTTTGGTTTCCAAATTACTTTTATATTTATTTTTGAAGCATACACTATCTT